TATTTTCTCTGGTTTTATTGTTTGCATTATGTTGTTACCTCTCTTGGTTCTATCTCCAGTATTGAAGCTATCACATGCAATTCGTTTGCATCGCTAGCTTGCACCTTTATTGTTTCTCCGGCCTCTATTATTAAAGGCTGAGTTAATAACTCTATCGTGGTATTTGACGATACAGCCTTAGTCTTAAATAAGCTAAATATATTACCTGATGCATCAACTAAAGTCACTGTTATATTAGCACCTGAGCCATAATCTTCCGATACCAAAATTGATTTAACAACCGATGTTTTAAATGAGGGCACTGTATACAGTGTTGTTAAATTTGTTGTTGTTAGATCTACTTTTGCATTTATAAAACTATTAGCCATTAATTTAAAAAGAAGTTTTGTGCGTCTACTTCATCCTTCAGTTCTTGTTGATACGTTGTATTTAATTTTTGTATAACACCATCGAGATCTCTAACCTGTGCATCAGCTACAGATTGTTTGTAAGTCTCACTGGGTCTTGTTAATACTTGTACTATCTTTGCCATTATACCATTCCTCCGGATAAAAATTTTTTTAAAAATCTAAGCCTAGCCTCATCGTCGCCTGTATCAATATTCTTTTTAAGCAATAGCCCTAGACCTTGATCATCGTCGTCAAAATTATATTTAATACCTACATCTCTACTTTTACCTCTACCCTCATCAACAAATATTTCTTGGTCATCAAAAAAAATTTGATCTCTGTTTTTTCCATAATAAATATTGGCAATGATATTTAATTTATCTGTTACTGGTATATCTGCTTCAACTAAAGCATTTAAAGCTGTTTTATCTATTTCCAAAGGAGTATTTGGTATGTCTTGTCTACCTGATTTAGTAAACTCAACAGTTGGTTTTATAAAGTCTGTTATTTTTTTATCTTCTTCCATCTGCTTGTATATCCAATCTAAATGTTCCTAACTTCCAATCCTGAGAAGTGCTTGTGTTTTCTATCTTAACTGCTATGGCTCTACCTCTAGCTCGTGTATCTACTTTCTTTGTGCTTGATGTAATATCAAACGGCCCTAAAGATGAACTTGCTGCAGTGTCATTTGGAAAATCTCTTAAGTTTAATGTTACTCTAGTTGTTCCTGTTTGTGATACAAAGTCAGGTATAAATCTTCTTATCTTCATTAAGAACTCTCCGTCTCCTCTAAGATCAGGTATAGAAGAAGTTGTTCCTCTTTGAACTCTTTGTGTTATGTCAAAATCTCCAGATAATATATTAGCTGTAATAGCAGTTACTGTACCACCTTTAACTTGATCAGTTCCTGTTTCGTGTTGATAGTATGTTGAAATACCGTCTGTATTACCTTGTACATATGTGGATGAAGTAGCACCTTCTACACCATCAGCATCATATTCTAATGCATGTGGATTACCAAATACAGCTGAATCTGCCCAAGCTGTTCTAGCTAAAGTACCCACTGTCCATATTGGTCTTTGTGGTGAAGAGTCAAAATAGTTATAGCAAACCATTTTATTTACAACAGCAGAGTTTGAAGTTGGATAGAACCACATAATTTCACCAAACAAGTTATTAAGACCTGCTGCAATCATTTGATTACCAGAGTCTAGATTAATATCATCGTATACAAAATCCTCTACCAAACAAGGTAATGACTCTAAAGCACCAGCATATCTAAAGAAACCATTCTCCGACATCCAGTATGCAGCGCCATCTACTTCTACCGCTGCGTTCTTACCAACCAATCCACAGTTCGTACCTACTTGTACGAACGAGAATGTAAAAGGTTGACCAACAAAACGCATTAAGAATAGTGCTGTGTCTGTGTATACATAGATTGCATCTCTACCTCTAATCGCTCCCATGATCCGTGATCCGTCAGCCAGTCTCTGTGTACCAGCGTCATTGGTTGCTGTAGGTGTGTACGTGTTAATATCCTCAACTGCAGAGAATCTAATAAACATATCATCTTGTGTTGATTGATCACCAATTGTTGTTTCTGTACCAAAAAATACTAAGTGTCGATCTGGTGTAGATACAAGCATGTGTCTTGATGCTGTTGGTGCATTAGATATAATCGTGGCTCTAGAGTTAGTAGCATCGGTAGCTGCAGAGTTCCATTCGAAACACTGACCATCGACAATTAAACAAATTGCTTTGTCACCAAAGTTATCAATAGACCACATACCAGGATCAACAATTAAGTCTCCTGATGCTGCCTCACCCCATGCGATAAATTCAGATGTATCTGTAACTGTGGCTCCAGACGAGTGTGATGCTGCTGTCGTGTTTCTCACACCTCTTGTTACACCGGTTAATGTGTTTGTAGATATACCTGTGTAAGATATTTCTTCTGTGCCTATCTGTATAAAGTTTGTACCTGATGATGGAAACTGTGATGCATCATTTAATGTTATTGTTGTTGTAGAAGCATCTATGTCTCCTGATAAAACTGTAGTAAAAGCTCCCACTTGTTGTCCACCCCAAGATCCAAGAGACCAACCGAAACCTTGTGATTGTACATCTGGTCCTACTCTAAAATAATGTTGAACTCTAATACCACCCGATTGCGTTGCACCAGATCCTGTTTCTGCTGATGGCATTGTAATGGTAATCGTGCTTGATGTAGGCACCGTTGTAGCCATAAATCTTATGTCATCAAAATCAGATGCACCAAAGTTTGAATTTGTAATAGAGGAGAAGTTATCTAATAAAACAATATCTCCTGCTTGAATACCATGGTCACCAGAAAAGTTTATAGTAACAGTTGCGGACCCATTAGTTGTGCTAAATGCGTTTGATAAAGTGTTTGTAGATTTGATTGGGTGTATGTCATAGAACACACCACCTGAATAAGCATACAATATTCTGTTTGATCCTATAATAGAATACTTTCTACCTGTGCTATTAGTAAATTGATGCAAGGCTCTTGCTGCACCAGTCATATTATCGGCACCTAATTGCTTCCAACCACCTATTTTTTCAGGTGTTTGATATCTAAAACGAACGTTATCACAATCAATCCACTGTCCCTCAGCAGTTGTGGCTGTGATTTGTTTATTGATTCCAGGTGCAAATCCTATCTTTTGTAGCATAGATCTCCAGATTATATTAGATTGCGTTGATATTCAACGTTATTTGACTATTCCTAGCATAGGTCTTTTATCATACAAATTGGACTTTGCAAACCTTCCATCTGCATGATTATAGTGCAGGAATACTTGACCACATAATTCACCTTGAAAAGGCTCTCTCCAGTGTTCTAACTCGCATCCAGAGTAAATAAGCATATCTCCTGGTTTTAGGTCAACTTTTATACCTTTGGGTGCACCAGGCTTATGTATGTTATTACGCTCGTCTATGACGTTGTCAGACCCAGTAGGATCGATAAATATAGGCCAGCTATCCCCACCTAGATTTAGTGTAGTCGATATTTCGCAGCTAGGTCTATCTTTGTGTCTTTTTAAAATATTGCCTGTTCTATACAGCCTACAATAAGAATAAGTAGGTACTAATTTAAGTCCTGTCTTCTTCTGCATTACCGCTATAGTTTTAACAAGTAATGTCTCCATCAATCTATCGCTGTATTTAGCGTAAGAGTTTGGAACTTGTGGATCGTTAAAATTACCAACAAGTTTATTACCCACATGAGTTACACCATTCTGTAACATCCAATTATCTGCCTCAGCTGATATTTGTAAATACCTATAGGCTATGTCTGCTACTTCTTTTGATATGGCTGAACGTATAACTTGATATTTATTTTTCTTAAAACTCATACTTGTATAAAATTATAAGATACAGATATTCTCCAATTCTTTTCACCTTTTTCTGTATTCATATTTATATCAACACCATGGGGAAGCCAAGATGGAAAAAAGATCATACGTCCTTCTACAGGTTCATAAGCACAAACTCTCCATAACATCTCTGGTAAATTATCTGCTCTTCTAGGCATATGTTGATTTGGTCCTGGTCTAGGATCTTCTAAAAATAATTTGCCTGAGTTCTTTGGTACTTTGATATAATATACACCTGACCACATCGAGTTAGGATGTGTATGTGTCTTATTATAACTGTAGGTTGGATTGATATTAGCCCACATATTACCAAGTCCTAGTTTACCTGTAATACCAAAATCCATATTACATTCTTGTGCCATTTTAAATAATTCATCGATAAGGGGTTGATACTCTTTTCTCTTATCCATATCTGTTTTACTGTGCCAGCCAAAACCAGAGTTTGTTTTCTTTTCTCCTTCAGGATCTGCTTTGCGCCACTTTTTTATTTCTTTAAATAAATATTTATTAAGTTCTTTAGCGTTAGGTATATCTTTAAAATAAACAGCAGTTGGAAATAATATCTTTCTTTGGAGTTGGCTCATTTAAATGGTGGTCCTCCAAACCACATCACTAAAGATTTTCTTACACCTTTTTTAACGGGTGCAACTTTGTGTCTTAAAAATGATGCAAAGAATATCGCTTGTCCTTGTTTCAAGGGCAGGGGTTTGTTATCCCCCATCTCTGAAAATAAAAGATCTCCACCTGTAAACTCTGATGGATCTGACAATAACAATGTCATGGATATTTTTCTAATTGGATTCTGACCTTCTTGACCAAATGCATTAAGATCCATGTGCCAATCATAAAAACCTTTTTTAGGGTATACGGT